CTCGAGAAACCGTCTACATTCCTCGTCGCTCCACTCGAGCGGAGTACGTCCCGGATTTTTTCCATTGAACTCTTCTGTTATGTTATGTGTCTTCGACTTGATTCCCATGGTTATTTGCTCCTTTTCTGTTGTGGTGTATTATTACCGTTGCTGTATGCCTTCACTAAGAGGAAAAAGACTTCCTCTCTATCTTCCCGGCGTCGGTCAGAAACTGACATTAATTGTGCCGGGCTCACCTCGGTAATATGCTCATTCCATGTACCATAGATTTCACGTCCTCTATGGTCTATGGCAAAGTTATTGATATGTCTCGTAGTGGTACGAGAGTGGTACTGGTCAGTGACTAGCACCTCACCACAGTGAGCGATAGCTACTAATGTAGTATAACTAAAACAGTAGACGAATCCACCATTGGCTAGTGTCACGACATTAGGTTTGTTCTGTAGTAGTCTCATGATTAACTCCTTGTTATTAACTTGTTTTTACCTTGTTTTTACCTTGTCACGCTCTACCCTCGAGCGCTACCCCAATATAAGGAGAGAACAAGGTAAGAACAAGTTATTACCTTGTTTTGAACAAGTTATTACCTTGTCACATGTGTTAAGTACATTAATATAGACAGTTAGCGCCGGTGACTTCGAGTGGTTTCGACGGCGCTGTGAGGGGGTCAACTGGTGCACCTTTCGCACTCAACGGGATGAGGGAGCCGACCCGAGCCGACATGGGGGGTGGGTCGCAGGGGAGAGCCAAACACCCATTTTCTACACAGTTTTAGCCCAGTTTAGATATGTTAGAAACGAATACGCATGATTATACTAGGTTTGGAAACGGTTACCGAAACGGTTACCTAAACGGTTTAGCAAACGGTTTACCTAACGGTTACCTAAACGGTACTATATATAGGTATAGGTTTAGGTATAGTAAGAAAAGAGAAGAATAAAGAAAGAGAAGAATAAAGAAAGAAACAAAAACACGCAAAAACCGTAAAAAAGTCATGTCAGGATACATCTTGACTCAAAATTATTTTACAGTTAAGTTTTAGCAATGCTTGTTACATGTCACGGCAGGAAGTTTGAGGTATATGAGAAACAAGACGCGATTAACAAAAAAGTAGGTTTTAGGGCTGACTGGCGAAATGCAGATATTGGCGATTGGATACTCACTTCTGATGACAAGGTGCTTAAAGTCAGGGACAGAAAGGTTTGGACGGGTAATCGTGTTAAGCCTCTTATTTTTATTAGGACTGGGTATGGCGATACAACCATAACCAAGAAACACATCTATGCCTATAAAACAAAAAACTACGCAAAAGACAGGCGCAAAGATGCGTCCTACAATCCGGTTAAAAATACGAGACCCACTACTCTTCAAAAGATATTTCTTGACTACCTTACAAAAGTGGGTGAACCGACAAACTATAAAGGAAAAATCCTCTGGGACTCAGAGAGCATCATTACCGCCTACAAAATGGCTTACAGCGATAACAATGAGAACCAAGCCCTTCAGAGGGGTTATAGCATCCTCAAGAAAAAATTCGCAAAGGAATACATGAGTAAATTAATGAAAGAGCAGTTTGACGATATAGGGATAGACGACGAATATGTTGCTCTAAAGTACCGACAATTTGTAGAAGACGGGGACGTGCCCCACAGTGTCCGGCTGAATGCCTTGAACAAGGTAAGTGACCTGCGTGGACATAACGACAAACAACACCAAGAGGAAACACAGACAGTACTTATGCTTCACAAAAGCGAGGACGACAGGAAAATGCTCGCCGAGGCAAAAAAATTGTTCTCCAGCCGGCAGGGCTCTATGTTGATAAAAGAGGCAGAGGAGAATGTCAAAGCTCGAAATTCCAAAAAATGAGTTTATAGTTGAATTGGATGAGCAAAGAAGGGGGCTCATTATTTTGGATGGGAACACTTACTACCTCGACGGGGAGGTTGCTGACTTGGTAAGAAACATGCTGGAAGAGATTGATACTCTCAGGATTCTTAACACCGCGTTACAGGATTCTGCGGGTCAGACGGGAGTTGCTTAATGGGCTTTACAAACAAAGAGAAAAATGTTTTGCTTAGGAGGATGGCGATTGACCCCATTTTTTTCGCGAAATTCATATTGGGCGATAACACTCAGCCCATGAATTACCACATTCGCTCCAAGACACCTGATTTTCACCGGGAAATTGTTGACGCCCTGAACAATCTTAAAAAGGGCGACAAGCTTGCGGTGGCTGCACCACGTGGTCACGGGAAAAGCACGCTTATTAACCTTGTTTACCCGTTGCACCAGATTTTGTTCGGTGCGGAGAAGTTTGTTTTGCTTATATCGGAGTCTGAAACACAGTCAAAGTACAATCTTGAGGCAATCGGGAACGAAATTGAGCACAATGAAAAATTGAGAATATTTTTTGGAGACAGAAAGGGAGAAATTTGGGGAAAAGAGGAAAAAGAAATCATAGGAGCCTTTAAAGCGGACGGAACACCCTCATTTACCTGCAAACTGCTGGTTCGTGGTAGTGGACAGAAGGTTCGTGGCTTGAAATACGGTGCATATAGACCAACACTGACCATTATTGACGATGGAGAGGGAGAAGCCAACACTCTTACCACCGGACAGAGAGATAAGTTTCGACGCTGGCTAAACGCCGCGGTTATACCGGGTTCAGACTCTGCTCGACTAATCAATATCGGCACCATTGTCGACGAAGAGTCATACTTGAACAGAACAGCCGGTTCTAAGGCATACCACAGGGACGGAACGAAAAAAGCAGGCGGATGGCAGAACATGTTCTATCAGGCAATCCTCCAAGACAGAAAAGAAGGAGAGTTTATCGCTAGTGGCAAAGAGGTGCTAAACAAAAAGGGCGAGACGCAGGTGCTATGGCCCGACAGAAGACCACATAGTTGGTTATCTAGAGAAAGAGACCGGCTAATTTCTGAGGGAGACGTTGCTTATTTCTATCAAGAATATCAAAACATCCCCATGGACGATTCGTTCAGAGTGTTCAAGAAGTCCGACATTCAATATTGGAATGGTTTTTATGCGTGGGAGTCAGGGCAGTCGTTCTTGGTGAAAAATGACAAGGGAGAGAAAACGCGGTTCCCGGTTAATGTGTTCATTGGGGTTGACCCAGCATCATCAGAAAACGTGAAAGCAGATTACACGGTTATTATGGTTGTAGCGGTTGACAACAAGCATAATATATATGTTGTGGATTATTTCAGAGGACAGGTCACACCCATGGACGGCGCCGATAAGATTTTCGAGCTCGCTGACGAGTATCACCCCAGATGTATTAATATAGAGGAAACAGGCCATGTTATGCTTTCGGACTATATCATTAGAAAGTCCAAGGAGTCTGGTCGGTTTCTTAACATCAACCCTAAAAAAGCTATTAAAACCAAATATTATAGAATTAAACAAATGCAACCAATGTTCGCATCTAAGGCAATATACCTAAGAGAGAAGCAATACGAGCTGGAGCAGGAGCTGCTCTCTTTTACGGAGATTGGAAAACACAAGAAAGATACTTTGGATGCTCTTCGGTGGGCAACCGACGATATGTGGGCACCAGAGCTAGAACGAAACGAAAAAGGTGAGTGGGAAGAGCCCTCTCCTTTGGTAGGCTCAGACTGGCAAACAGGACAATTAATTTATGCTTGATTTTGTCGTCAATATAATTGTAAGATTAACAGGAACTTAGAGCATTTTAGGACGTATCTTGGACATACTGCGTGATTATGCCGAAAAAAGATTTACCGGTTCGATAACCTTGCACTTTGTTCAGGGTTTTGTCAAGAAGATAATTAAGCAGGAGAAAATTCCTCTGGACTAATATCATTTAGGACATAGGCGACACTTCAAATGCCATTTTTTTCGTCGTAAGGCGGAAGAATGGCTTTTTTTATGGCAAAAAGAATAAATCCAAAACAACTACAATTACCCAGCTTAGACGCTGGCGACGTACGGAATGAATACGTTTTGTATAACTCGTCTTCCGCTGACCACCTTTATCAGATGGCTGAGGATGAAGCCTTTTATTTAGGCAACCAGCTTACCGAAAAGCAAAAAGAGTATCTTGTCTCTGTTGGGCAGCCCCCAGAGTCTAACAACAAGATTAGACCAGCCGTTGAACAGGTTTTGTCAAATGTTGCTGCTAGTTCCCCAGAGTGGGACATCAGCCCAGTGGGGAAGCTGGACAATGAGTTAGCATACGTCTACAATGCTCTTTTTGATAAAATTTGGTATGATTCAAAGGGCGATGTCCAGTTTAGGAACTGTGCTAAGTCCTTTATTATCAAGGGGTTATCATATCTATATGTATATCCGGATTGGCACGCCGACAACGGACTTGGTGCACTCCGGTTAAAATATATCCGACCAGAAGCTGTGTTGGGAGACCCCAACTCAGCGTTGCCAGACTTTTCTGATGCGTCCTCGATTATATATTCCGACCTCCACACAAAGCACCACCTGCAGGAAGCCTTCCCACAGTACGCGGATTTAATTGAGGACGCTGAAGAAGATTATCTGTTATCAGAAACCGGCTCTGACAAATACGCTAGAGACCAAGTTCTTACTAGAGCAGACATGCCGGAAGACCATCAGCCTAAAATAAGAAAATACATAAGGTGGACAAAGGTAAGCGTACCTATAGCCGTGATAACGGAGACATTAACCGGTAATACGCAAATATTTGACCGAGAAGGATATATAGAGCTCACAAAAGACCCACAATATGACGAGTTTCTCAAAGACGGTGTTATCCAAGAAACACTATCTTACGAGACGCGCGTGAGGGAGTCTTGTGTGTTTGGAGATAAAATGGGGTACGACAATGTGCTACCCATTACAAGATACCCAATTATCCCATCTTGCAACGAGCACTCTGGGACACCATATCCTTCTGGGGATGTGAGACATGCTAAAAGCCCACAAAGAATGCTAAACAGGACAGAGGCTCTTCTTATTGCTCACACCACAGCAACGTCAAACTTCAAACTGGTTGTAGAAGACGGTGCTATTGACCCCAACGAGCTGGCGAAGTGGGCTGTCCCAAATGCTATTGTTCGTGCTAACCCCGGAGCTTTGGCGCAAGGTAAAATTAAAGAGTTCTCACCTCCAGCGGTCAGCTCACAGCTTTACAATGAAAAATCTAGATATGAGCTTGACATCGAACAGGTTTTTGGGGCTTATAAGTATCTACAGGGCTATGCTGCAGAATCACCGGGAACAGTGGGTGAGGCACAGCTGGTTGATGAGGCTGTTGCCAGAAAACAGAATTGGAAGATAATGCCGCTGTTTGATATGCTAACACAAGCGGGACGAGTTGTTAAAGAGTGGATTCCTTTTGTGTATAATCAACAAAGGGTGATACGACTGGTTAACGAACAGGGTGAACAGCAAAATGTAACTATGAACCAGCTTGTGAAAGACAAGTCTGGTTCGGTGCAAAGAATGTACGATATGATTTCAGCTGACATGGACGTTAGAGTGGTTATTGGCTCTACACGCGCTAAAGCACCAATGGCTGAACTACAAAAAGATTTAGCTCTCATGAACGCAGGTATTTATGACAGGACTGAAGTGATTATGAACCTTCAGGGCGATGTTGACAAGATTGGTCTTGTTCAGCGCCATGGTGAAATCGCTCAGCTGTCACAACAGGTTCAACAACTTGGAGAACAGGTGAAGAAGTTGAGCGGAGACCTGCAAACACGAGAAAGAGAAGTTTTCCACGCGAATATGCGTGCAGAAATAGCAGAAGCCACCAAGCCAGTAGCTCAGGCGATTAACAATGTTAAGGCTAATGCGAAACTTGAAGAGTCAAGGCAAAGAGATAAAACGCGCCAAGCGGCGCAGGATATTGACACCTTGATGAATACGGTTAACTCAGAAAACCGAGCTTCCGCATGACGGAATAACTCATAAGGACAGGAGCACCGAACAATGAGCGACGAAAAAGAGACAAAAGAAGCTGAACCAGAAGGTGGAGAAACCCTCATGGGGGCGTTAGATGATTTTAACGCTCAAATGGAAGGCCCTCCAGAGGAACAACAAGAGCCTGCTGAAAAAGAGCCTGATACAGAGCCGGAATCTCCGGAAGAATCAGAGCCCTCAGATGAGCCGGCATCTGAACCTCAACCAGAGGTGAAAACTTCAGAAGAACCACCTACCGTTGAAGAAGAAGCACGGTGGTTGATTGAAGGAAAGTTCAAAGACAATGATGAGGGCAAAGAAAACCTCGCAAAATCTTATAAAGAGATGCAAAGCCTTAGAGATAAGGATAGAGCTTCTTTTGAACAAGAACGCGACAACTTCAAGCCCTTGCAAGAGCTGGACACTTATTTGAAAGAAACACCGGAAGCGGTGGAAGCAATTCAACAGGTTGTGGCTAAAGAGAAGGATTCTTTACAGTCTCCTGAGCAGCCTGATGATTTTGATGTGCTTGATGTTTTTACACCGGGCACTTCTTCAAGTGAGTGGTTTAATAAAACTCTCGATTTTAGAGAAGAGCGCGGCGCCAGAAGGGCGCTGGACGCGATTGCTAATACCGAGAACAAAAAATCGGCTGAACAAGAACTTCAAGATGAGGGTCTTAGCGCTGAAGACATTGAGTCTTACAAGCAATTTATGCAAGACCCTACAAAAGCAACCACCAAAAACCTTGTGCGTACGTGGCGTCTCTTAACAGATAGAGAGTCTGCTGAGTCAAAAGAGGGCTCGGCAGAACCGCCCCAAAACGAACCGGGGAAAGTCCCGCAGGTGGAAAGAGTAGTGTCCGCTGCCGCCATAAGCGGCTCGGTGCCACAACCCAAGCCAGCTGCAGACAAGAACATGGAAGAATTTTGGGGAGGTATTATGGAACATTCCAAATAGACGGAGATAAATAACAATGGCTGTAAACTACGGTACAGGTACCGCAACACAGTTCACTGATGCTACACAACGTCAGGTTCTTGAGCTTGGAAAGAAGATACATTACTACAATCCAAGCGTCACTCCTATCCTCACTGTCGGTGGAAGAGCGTCTACTCGCGTATCTCCCGTCCCCATTTATGAGTGGATGGAAGATGAGTATATGCTCAAAAAGAGCATTTCTATAGTTTTTGGCTCTGGCACTCTAGGTAACTCAGCAACTTCTGGTGTTAATAACGCCAGTTGTGTTGTGTTTCTTAATCGCCAAGCCCAAATGGAAATGTTTGAAGTCGGTGGGGTATACAACGCCTCTGTTAGTGGAGGCAATGTTGGATTGGCGAGCATGGTAGCTTATATGTGTATCGCTGTTGGAAAGAATGTTGACCACGCGTCTGCAACGGATAAATGCGTTCAGTTCGTTGGGTTTGACACTATTTCCGGCGCTAGTTACACGTATGACCAGACAGGTGCAGGAACAGAAATCCTGACAGGTACGTCTGGTACGCTTACGCTCGACTTCGCTGGCATTGCTCAGACTGGCAGTCTTAGCGGTGTATTTGGTCATGCGGCTACGCAGACTAACTTAACGAACAATGACGTTTTCACTGTTTCAAGCCTCGGCGGGCACGCAGAAGGCGCCGGTGTTGGCAAGGAATCACGCAAGAGAGTCAGGCGGTTGAAAAACTGCACGCAGATTTTCCGTGAGCCCTATACCATCACTGGTACTGCACAAGCCTCTAAGCATTATGGCGGCGCAGAGCTTTCAAGGCTACAAGCAAGGAAACTTGCTAAAATTAAGGGAGACGTAGAGTGGGCTTTGCTCACAAATGGCGACATTTCCCTTGATGCAACCGCTGAGAATCCTCAGCGCACGTTTGCTGGCTTTGGAGTTGGTAAAGCTGCTGGTGCTGTCCAATCCTTTGATGGGTTTGATAACACTGATATGCAAAT